TCTTCCAGAATCTCAGAGCCAGCGTACAGAATACGTCTTAGTTCGGCAATACCGTCTTCATTGGTATCTAGCCGGATATAGCATTCATACACCTCAACGGTCTGCATTGCAGGATCAAGTGATGCACTTTGATCTGGCTGTTCACTGTTATCAAATCGAGCAATACGTTCTTGGCTAAATGACAAATCGTTATAACTAGGTATATTGTCGATAATGTCTTTATCAAATCCCATTGCAATCAGCTCAGACCGCGGGACTAACCGACGATGTGCAGTGAATGGGCTGTCTTCAATGGTCTTTGCAGCCTTGGAGATTAGGAACTCCTCTGGCGGCACATTCTCAATAACTACCTTGCCTGACTTCTTGGTCTGCTTAATCTTGACCGTATGCAGCATGATCTCTGAGCCAGCCATGTCTACAAACTCAGACTTTTGGCTAACTACCTCAAGCGTCTCATCAGAGAGCAGCAATGCCAGTTCATCATCTGTAAGGTTCTTGTAAGTTTCCTTAGTTACTTCTTCTTTGCCATCCCAGTAAGCCTTTACTACGCCGACCTTTTGTAGCAGGGCATCTTTGAACCAGTTATGCAGAATCAGCATACCGGCATTATCTCGGTAGAACACCCAGTTGCAGTATTGAGTAGCTTGCTTGGCTGCTGCTTCATCACCTGCTGATTGTGGTTCAAACAGCACAATGTCTTCAGTAGTAGTGAATACACGGATAAGCTGAGGCAAAGCACCATCAATAGCCTCTGCAACCTCACCAGTGACGATCTGGCTGCGTCCTTCTACTTCATTGCCATATGGATTGCGCAAGTAGTATTCAAGAGCCTTAGATCGCTCGTCAGTCGTATCTGTATCAACGTACCCGATAGAGTCGTTAATCTCTGATTCGATGATACCTTTAATTTGTTCTTGATCCATAACTTGCCTTTTGGAGAATTTTTCCAATTATACAACCCATTTTGTGTTATTAGGTAATGCGCTGCTCCACGAACTATCGCTTTCGTCAAGCCCTACGGCTAAGTATCTGAAGCTATCTGAATAGTGTGAAGCCCAATCATGTAGCGGCTTTTCGTAGAATACGTTACGCTTTTCGTCATGCTCACGTCTATAGTTACGTAAAGCATCCAGACCTTGCTTAGTCTTTGGGTCGAACCAGCATCGTGGTAATAGCCTGCGCACAGCTTGTATCCCATCGGCTACTGACAGTCTAGGTGCAACAGTTATGTCTAGCCCTGCCTCGATGAGTACTTCCTTGCGACTTCTGCCCGTACCAAGTTCTCTGACCTCAACGTCGTGCGGGAGTATCTGCGACCAGCCAGCATAGTCGTGCTCTTGCAACCAGCGTACATACCAGTCCAAACCTTGTCCGTGGTTCTCGACGCAGTCAATAAGCCTAACCTCTTTGCCAACCAATTGAGCCACCCAAAGACAAGTAGAATCGCCCATACCCAAGTCCCAAGCAACAAAAGACCTGCAAAGGTCATCGCGCTCAATGCGGGTAATATGGCCTTTTTCTTCGATAGTGTTAATAATCGCGCCATAGTAGCTGCCCTCTACTGCTGAGTTAAAGTCGCATTCAAACTCTTGCCGGTACTTGTCTGAACCCATCTCAGCTTCAGCTTCTCGTAGCTCAGAGTCACGTAGTACACCTGTCTGGCTGGCCTTGTATTCCAATAGCTTCCAGCCTTCAGTAACAGCAGCCCTATCCCTGAAGTCAGCAAAGTGATTACGGCCTTTAGGAGTGCCAATAAACAAGCACCAGCCCATACGGTCAGCTAGTGCCGGTCTAACTACTTCGTTCCAGATTTTCGGGTTCTGGTCACCAATCTCATCGAGCACCACGCCATCAAAGTACTGGCCACGTAGACTATCGGGGTTATCGCTGCCGTAAAGACTAATCCGCTTACCCCAAAAATCCACCCTAAGCTCCGATATATTAGCCACAGCACCCAGTGGACGAGTAAATTCAAGCAGATAGTCCCACGCAACACGCTTCGACTGAGCGTAAGTAGGAGCAATATAAGCAAATCGTGGATTAGGCTTATCACACTGGATCGCTGCCTTTATAAGGTGATTGATAGCACTGACACTTTTTCCCATACGACGATGAGCAACTACCACAGTAAATCTATGATTATCTATAGCATTGTGAATCTCAACCTGCTGAGGACGAGGCTTGTACGGGATGACTATTTCTGCCATGTGACTATATGTTGTTGCGCTCCACCATCAGCACCAGTTACCTCAGTCCTAGCCAGCTTAGGTATGTGATACTCACTCAGCTTGTTCATCAAATCCAAAGCCTTGTAAGGGTCTTCTAAGGCTACCTCATTAAGCCACCTATCCATGTTGCCAGCATTGCGCTCCAATAGGTTAGCAATGGCCTCTCGTACCACTGTAGTTGACTTGTTAGGTACGCCTTTAGGTCTACCCTTACCAGCATTAGTAAGTGTTGGGTAGTTTTCAGGAGTTTCTGTTTCTACTTTACTGTTATTTGTTTCCATTTTTGCATTACCTTTCGGGTGTCATGCTTACTTGCTAGGGTTATATCCGAACTCTTGTATTGAATCTGCGTTAGTCCACAAATCTTTTGCTTTTACTTTTTTGCTAATAATTTTGTACTTACCATTTAGAACAGACTCTCCATGCTGCTTTGCATAGTCTTTAGTTAATGTTACCCAATCACCTGCATTTATGGTGTCAATGCCTTTAACAGGCTCATCAGGAAGTTGTCTTAATCTTTCACGTTCTTCGTAAGCAGAGTCATACCATTTACTTCCATCATTAGTATTAGCGTCTTTTGGTAATGTTTTACGCTTCATGTAAGCAGACATTTCTTTTTCAATTTTGGCTAACTTTTCTGAGTTTGATAATTCTTTTGGAACGGCACGATACATAGTTACTGTTGCATCTGGATTACCTTTTACGCTATTTGCAATTGCAAAAGCCTTCCTATCTGCCTCATCAAACCCTGTTCCATAATATTGAACTGCTTTAGGTGAGTAAACATCAGCAGGATACATTTGCCCACTACCAGTTAAATCGTGTAATGGCGCACCAAAATCAGGGCCAGGAGCCTCATGCATACTTCTATAAGAAAAATCTTCTGGTGTATCAATTAATCCTTTAACTGGGTTAGCTGTTTTACTAACATCCTTAATGCTCATACCTACCGGCAAACCTTTAGTAGCCTTAGCTACACCTAGCAAGCCCTTGCCAGCACCAATGCCAGCAGCACCTAGTCCAGCTACATCCAGCACATCCATTGGATTAGGAGCCTTGCCCATACCTACATCTGTATAAGCCTGTTGTGCTCCTGTAATGCCTAGCACATCAGCAGGCTTAATTGCTTGTAGTAGCTGGTTTACGTTAATTGGCTGTGTTTGTAGACCTTGTGGTGTTACTCCACCATATACGTCCTGTTTGGGAGCGAAGTTATAGCCAGTAGGTATATTGAATTGTTTTTCACCTGTATAGCCAGGGAATAGCTTTGCTACATCAGCAGCAGTCCATAGCCGGTTAACCTGTTCTTTAGCTATACCAGCACCTGTAGCCATCTTCTGAAACAAGTTATCAGGCAATGCTTTTATAGTTGAGCCAGTGGCAAGATTGTCCTGAATGATCTCTTGATTAGTCTTACCCTGTAATTGCCCCATATATAGCATTCGCTGTAGTTCTTCTTGTGTGGGCAACTTTTTAAACTCAGCCATAAAATACCTTGTATATGTTTAATCTACTTCGTTATCATTTATCTCGTTTTCAATATCGTACTTAGCCATTCTAAGCATAGTCTTTTGCTTAGGAGTCATTTCTTTAGTAGTTGGGCCACCAACAAGCCAAGAACTACAAGTACGATCAGCCGCACACTTAAACTCAAAAAGCTCACAATAACCAAGTTCTGCTCCACCTACTACCTCATTGGCATAAGTCTCATTATCTGATTCTTTACCCTGAATTCCCTTGATAATGCACTCCATCATGTCAGGAGTCTGTATAAATGCAGAGCAGTTACCACATCGCATTGTCTGAGCATTATCAGGTGTAGTTGCCCATTCTTTTGCTCGCTTATCCCAAAAATCAGCAGGTTCTTCTGGATTAGCAGGGCCATATCCTACATTCTTAAAAGCCCAATCGCGATTTTTAAGATTCATTGGTACATTTGAGCAAACTTCAGGGCATTTTTTCATGTTACTTCTTCTTTTTCATCTTCATGCCAGCTTCTGACATGGAAATAGCAAGGGCTTGTTTCTGTGACTTAACTACTGGGCCACCTTTACCAGAATGCAAAGTACCTGCTTTCCATTCACCCATGACTTTAGCTACCTTTTTTGCTGCTTTAGTCGGCTTTTTCATTTAGCATTTCCTTTACTTGTTCAAGTAGTTGCTGCTCAGTAACATTGTATTTACGCTCAAAGGCTTTGCGCCCCATGCCGTGATAGCCTTCATT